CCTCCAGTTATTCCTCCTGGTATAGAAAGAATATCATCACTAGTCTTTGCAGTTATTTCTCCCCAACTCCCAGTAGTAGAATTAATAGCTGAATATCCTTTACCATCTATTTCATCTGTAGTAAATCTTTCAAAAGTAGCAGCATTACCAACTGCATCTGTGTTTTGTAAGGAAGTAGCGCTAGAATTGTCATTGTCTAACTTAAAACTAATAGTATCACCTTCTGCAAAATCTGTATATCTACTACCTACTAATCCTCTTGTAGGAGCGCTTATTTCTTGATCTGCTAAAACCCATCCATTATAAACTTCTTCTGTCATAGCGCCAACATTTCCATATTTAACATATTGATCTGTTACTGGATTTGGATTATAATAATTAGTTCTTGTAGGCCATAACTGTCTATCTATAAATCCATACCATTTATTTTTATTAGTATTATTAAATTCTGAATCACATATTCTGATATTACCATCTACTATAGTAAAGACTTCTTTTCTTTTTCCACCAGTATTATCTGTTAATCCAGTTATAGGAGTAGCCCAAGAGTCACTATTAGCGCTATATATAGATATTGTGCCCCCTGTATCTGTATCAGAAAGCATTAAATAATCATCTCCAGTATCTTGAGGATTAAAAGCTTCTAACTTTAAATTATCTATGACAATAGTAGATGTATTTGAAGTTATATTAAATAATTGAATTGCAAAAGATTGAGAACTAGCATTAGAGTTTGATACAAATGTTTTTGTATGAGTTCCTTCTGTTAAGTCTGCTGCTTCTAAATTTACTGCAGATGCAGAAAATGTATTTGATATTTGTCCAGTATGATGTCCACTATTAGAACTGCCTGAACTATCTGTTGTATTTTGATTTTCTAATACAGTATAAGTAAATTTATAATTACAATCATTAGCTCCTTTTAAAGCTCTGTCACCTGCAGTTTGGCTTAGAGTTGTTAAACTGGTAGCGCTTGCCTTACTTTCTTTAAAAGCTTTTTTAGTTACTGTTATATTATTTAAATTCCAACTCTCAGTATTAGCTGTTGAATTATCTATAATCAATCCTTGGTCTGGATTATATAAAGCTTCAGTTATAGTTAAATTAGCTGTATATGTTGTTCCACTACTTTCAGCGCTTACAGCAAAGCCAGCACTACTAACTCCTGCTAATTGTATATGAAAAACATTTCCAAGACTAGGATCAGATCCATCATCCCACCATATTTCTGCAGTTATAGTATAGGCACCACCAATAACAATATCTTGAACAAATGAATCTGAAGGCACTAATTGCACTCCTTGAAATCCACTATCTGATGTAGGTGCTATAGTTAACTCTCCATTAGCTTTAGTTATTGAAGGAGCTACATTAGCACCAAAAGGTTCCCATTCACAATTAGCGCCAGCAAAAGACGTTCTATTGTCTGCATGTGATATTTGCTCAAAGTCAGGAAAAGAAGCACTACTAGTAGCAGTACTAGCTGTCCATTTACTTGTAGTATTATTAAGTTGTCCATCTGTAAAATGCTCTAAGCCACCAACACTTGCTCCAATCCTATCATGAGAAAAAGCAAACAAACCATAACCATCATTTGTTGTACATGTAAGTCCAGTAGTATCAGAAGAATGAGCTTCTGTACCTATTGGAAGATTTAATTCTCTGCCTTTTGTTAACCCTATATCAAAAGCATTGTCTGATTCATTTATTTCTATATCTCTTGAATCAGAATCAGTATTTAATCCTCCGTCAAATCTTTCTATTTTATATTCTTGTTTAGGCATTCTTTTTTCTTTAATATTATACTGGATGGAGTGTATTTAGCAATGATAGACCCACACGAAACAAAAGGAGTAGTGAACGTTGGAAGCTCAGTACACACTCCATACCAGTAATGTTTATATTTACTTGAGGATGACACCTTTAACTACAGCCTCAACTGATTCGTAAATAGCTTCTATTATTTTACCTTCAGTTTCTTCATTGATAATAGGTATATTTACATTATCGTTTAACTCTTTAACAATTTTAGCTTTCATTTCATCATTAAAGATGTAGTTTGCTATCATTTCCTTCATGTCCATTTAACTTCTCCTGTTATTTATTTAACCACTCTTGCCACTTTATCTTGACAGCTATATAGCACATCCATATTGGTATCGATATAAATATACTCTTTACTATAGCTATACCCAATTCCATTATCTATTCTCCCAGTATTTTTCTCTCCACTTTTCTTCAAAGCAATTATCTGTAGAATCTATAGGAGTAAGTATCCACTCACCATCCTCTTTATAAAAATCTCTATCTTCCCAATTACAAAAAAAGCCTTCACTGCTATATCCAGGCTCAACCCTAGGGTATTTACAATTATAATATTCACCTACACCAACTGTAAAGCTAACTGTTACTAACCATCCTAAAAATAGCATTACTTTTTACCTCTCTTTTTCATAGGTTTATCATCTCCCCATACAGGATCTTTAGGAGTATTAGATTCCATTTTTACACCATTGCCACCAATTTTAATTTTATTTCTATCCATAGATACTTCCATGTCTTTATTAGATTGATCTTGCAAGTGATGTACTAAATCTTTTGCAACTGTAGCTAATGGATCTTCTGGTGGAGGAGGTGCAACCATACTTGTAAGTACATTAATAAGACCTAAAGTAATAGTTGAAATAAGACCTGTAACTACCGCTAATTGCGACTCCCCAAGATAATAGGCAGCAGCAATTAACATACAAGCCATTATAAGAATAGTAGGCACACTAAATACGCCTACCCAAAATCTAAGCTTGTCTATCATAAGCCTTCTATCTGCAGCTCTCTTCTTTTTTATTGCAGCTATTTCTTCTTTACTTGGTGCCATTTATCATTTCTCCCCATACACTAGTTTTGCCCTTTATTATCTCTACAACTTCAACTTTAAAATCACCACCTTTAAACCAATCGACTATAGCAAATGCGTGATTCCAGTTATGTAGATTTCCTTTAAGCCATGTATTAGCCTCAGATTTCATGTCTTTTAAACATCCAAGACTCCATGCAGATTGAGTTCCTCCCAATCCTGTTTCAGTAAATCTTTGTAAGTCATGTGTATGTCCGTATATAATATTCTCTTTATAAGAGCTTAAATGCTTTTTAGCATGATGTATAGGAACATAATCACCATGTGTAAAGTTTAATTTGCCTATTTTGAGCTTTTTAGTACTTATATAAGGCCAATACTCGTAACCCCTGTCATCTAGCCTTAAAGCTGTTTTAGTCTCGTAAGAAGGCAAATATGGATGTCTTATAACAAAGTTATCTAACCATACTTCATGATTACCTTGTATAAAATGTCTTTCCTTACAATTTACTTTATCCAAAGAGCGATCTATAATATCCATACCTTTGTTAACTTGCTTTACTTCTTTATTTAACATTGGTATCAAAACTTCTAATGGAGGCTTTTCTTTGTTCCTCCAATGGTGAGGACTAAATGTCTCCCACTCTCCTGTATCACCTAGATCAATATATGTATCTGGCTTTACTAATTCTATTGCTTTACATACTACATTAATAGCTTTTTTATCAGCTAACGGGAAATGTTTATCTGGTGTAACTATAGCTCTTTTTATTACACCATCTTTAACATTAGGCATATAGCCTCCTATTTTAGTTCTTTAAATATCTTAATACACATATAGATAAATGTTGAAACCCCAACTAGTAAGCTTACCACTGGTGGTACCATTTCCATAAAAGATATCCAAAAACCTCCCATACCAACGCCTGCTGTTCTTAATGTATCTGCCATTATCTTATTCCTATAGGTGCCTGCATTATTCTAACTGTAGGTATACCTATATTTTCATTCTTATCTAAATACTTGTAAAACTCTCTCATATAATATTCTTTACTTTTAAAATCTAACTGATCTTCAGCTATTCTAGCTTTTAAATAATAAACTAAAGCTTTTAAATATAAATCTGGGATATCGGGCTCATCTGATTCATCTACAATTTCTCCACCATCTTTAGCTTTAGGTCTAACAACATATTCAAGCATTATACCATCATTAATAGTTTTTACAGGACTTTTCCAAGTAGCATCATCTACAGGATTGCTAGCATTTAGCTCTACATCTATTTCAACTAAAGCTAGTTCTTTACCTCTTAAATACCAACCATATTGTCTTTTTTCAGCCATTATATATTGTCTCCGTCTTGCTCAGAAGGTTGATAAATTAATCTTTCTACACATCTATATTTATCATTACCATTTTTATGATTTTTAACTTTTACATCTATTAACTTTAGCATATTATCAGGTAAAGGATAGAATCTTTTATCTTTTATAATATCCATATAGTTAATTGATTGTCCTCTAAGTTTAATAGAGGCTCCTGCACTTTCTGCTGTTAGTTCATCTGTAGCTATTAATGTTAAAGTTCCTGCTGCTACTGTAGCTATAGTATAATAACCAACATCTGTGTTAGCTGATTTATCTGTATCGTTGCTATCAGAATTTTCAACTAATAATTTCATACCTACTTTAAATCCTGCAGTTACAAATCCATTTGCTGTATCTGTTAAAGTATCTGGATTGCTATTTACAAATGCTATAGTACTAGCATTATATACAGCCAAATTTCCTCTTATAATATTTTGTTTAGTAAACATTTCTATTTCTTCTAAACCATCTTTAATATAGGCTACAGCACGACCTGTATGCTGTATATTAGCTCTTTCCATTATCTCTTTAACTTTCAATATTAACCCTCTCTACCTTGCTCTGGTTTCATTGGAATAAACGAAGAAGCATATTGTTGTCTTAAAGATGATAAATTTTGGGTTATAGATTGTACTAGCTCTATATCTTCTTCATCTATAGCAAATTCAGCCATTTTAGCTTCTAAAGTTTTTATAGCTGCATACATTACTACTAAATAAACTTTGTCATCTGGAAATATCCCTATATCGCTATGAGAGTAAACTAACTCTGATCCGCTTTTATTATAAGGAATATTGTTTACATAATAAACTTTAAATTGATTTGGGTCTGCTCCTGGTACTGGAAATACACTTATCTTACCATTTTCTAATATAGTATAAGCAGGGTTATGTATTGATGCAAAATGCAAGCTTTCAGGGTCTGTAACACTAGACTGTAAACCAGGCATTATAAGTCTGCATTGTTCCCATTGATTACTTACATTTGACTCTCTTACAACAGAAATAATTTTAGCACCATATAAATTTAAACCATTTGCTGATTGGTCAGGGCTTTCTGCCATAAAATCTATAGTATTTTGAGGACTTAATTGAATTATCTTATTAGTAACATCTAATACTCCATCTTTTAAAAATTGCGATAATTCAGTCAAAGTTGGATTAGTAGATCCTGATAAAGTTCCTACTCCTGTTAATGCTTCTACTTGTGCTTGAAATGTTGCCATTATTCTCCTAAGGCGCCCGCCCTCCTAGAAGAACCCATATCATTCCAGGAGAGCAGGCTTTTTAGTTTGTTATTTAAGATGCTGCAAAATCACTTTTGACAGTATCTACTGGTTTTATCCACGAAACAACTATTCGTGTTTCACCTGCTGTTGAAGCTCCAACTGTAGTAATTTGAGCAGTTACTTTTCTAGTACCCGCTTTATACATACCACCGCCAGTTCCAGATGCATCCATAATGTATACACCTGCAGCCCCAAGACCAGCACTCGCTTCTGCTAATATAGAAGTTGATATACCAGTTGTAAGAGTAGATTTTACATCTGTATCTTCCATATAGCCATTAGGATCATCTTCATCACCTAATATAAAAGTAGCGCTAGTTGCAGAGTTCCAAGACGTTACTGATTGAACAATTATATCGTTTACGTATGCTCCTGAAGGAATAGTTACAGAAGAAGTATATACTCCTGCAGCGCCTCCACCATTGTCATCCCACTTTATAATCATCTCAGCAACATTTGGATTCCAGCTTGACTTATATGTTTGTTTGTTTAAGTTAGCCATTGATTATCTCCTTAACTAGTTAAGTGCTGAAAAACACATATTATTTTAACATTTCCAGTTGCACCTAAATCAGCATCAATCGGATCAAATGTTACATGTATTTCTCTTTCAGCTGCGCTAAACAAACTAGCTGCTGGAGTAATAGCTTCGGTTGTTGCTGGTCCACCATATGGCCCAACACCTGCTGCAAATGCATTAGCTCCATGTCCATGACTATTCTCAAAGATATATAATGGAGTATAAGCTGATAAAGTAACAGCAGAACCTCCATCGTCTAAGAGTTCAGTAGCTGCTAGTAATTGAGTGCCACCTGCAGAAGTACCGATCTTAATATCAAGACCATCGCCACTTGCACCACTACTTGTAATAGCAGAATCTGCAACTAAAATTAAATGCTTAATAATAGTTCCAGCTGGTTGAGTAATAGCTGATATAGCTGTTTCAGTACCATGAGCCAACGCTAACGCAGTCCAAGATGATTCAGCATGTGATACTTTTACACATGAACCTCTTTGTTGCATATTTTCTAACAAATCTAAAGCATCATCTGCCTTATTTTGTCCGTATAATGGATTAGCCATTTTCTACCTCCTTAATTATGCCCACATAGCGTGAGTTTCAGGACAACACCATTCCATTCCCGCTTCTGTTAGGATTTGATCTACTCGTCTGTCGACCCCAGAGTTTTCAAGTGTTTGAACACCTACGTAGACTGATGTATCTCTATTAATACCATTACCAACTAATGGTCTATATGCACAATATTTCATGTTAATAGCTAAGATTTTAACTTGGCTACCATCTAAGTGAATATTACGTGCAACATTCATATCACCATATACAGTAGAAATAGTAGTAACGTCAATACCAAATACTTTTTTCTTACCTGTCATTGACATTTCACTTCTAAAGTTTGGAGATATTTCAAGATTATTAGTAAAGTATCCAGACATTTTATGCATCCAGTTGTATGTTGCTGTATCACAGAAAAATACAGTTGAAGAAGCATTATTATATCTAGGATCTAACATTGCTGAAAGATCATCTAAGAAGTCATCTTGAGTTTTAGTATTTGTGTCTAAACTAAATGAGTTACCATACTCAGAAATAAAGCTTACAGCTCCTTCTGTTGTATTGTAAGTTGCGTTTTGACTACCAAATAACATTGCATTTTCAATGTCAAACTTGTGCTCAATCAGCTTTTCTTTCCAGATACGTGCCCACTCATTACCTTCATACTTTAGAACTGTAGCTCTATCAGTATTATTCATCACACATGATGTTTTGAAGATTTGAGTTTGGCCTGTTGCTGTAATGTAAGGCTGATCATTCCAAGTTTCTGGATATCCACTACCAGCTGCAAAAGAAGTACCCATAACATAGCATTTATAAGCTTCTAATGTTTCTTGTGACTGAGCAGATGCACTAGCATTTAAACCAGGACCACCATTTGCAATAGTTTCAGTAGCGTCTTGGAATTTAACATTTGATGCACCCTTTACACAAGTAGCGTTAACTACAGCTTTATTTGATACTGAATCTAAGTCTACACTATTAACTTTCCATATAGTATAGCCATCAACAGATCCTATAGAACCACCTGTAGTGTTATAATGAGGAACTTTTAAGATTTGACCAGGAATAAAAAATCCAGGTTGAGTTCCTGAGACCCCTTCGTAGTAATTACTATTTTGGCCAAATATATTTTGCTTATTACCATTACTATCATAATCAGTAAAGAATGCAAAACTATATATATTGCCTTCAGCAAGTGTTAAGTCACCAGCATCAGGATTAGTTCCTGGTACTGCAATAGCGCTAGAACTAAAATCAGCCATATAACCGTATCTTTTAGTGTAAGATGATCTTTTTTCAGTAAATTTGAAAGTTGGATCATCAGTTGGCTTTTTAGATACTTTACTTAAAAATCGAAAAAATGGATCTTGCGCTAATGCTAGCTCTGACACCATATCACCGAAGTTATACTTTCTTCGTAAGGCACCAGTAGCAGCAGCAGGGCCACCATAATGATTCGATGCAGGCTCTGAAGTATAATTCGAACCTGTAACGTTTAGAATATCAGACATTTGTCTATCTCCTTATTAAGTTTGAGATAGACTTAATTATTATATAAGCCTACCCAAACAAGTTATCAACACTATTGTCAAAGCCTAAGATACTATCAAAGACATCTCTGTCTACTGACTTATCTTTACCACCTTGACTATTTGCTCCTGATGCGGATGCAGGCATGTTTCTTACGTTTTTCATTTGGTTAAGCATATCTTGTTTAGTTGCATTAGCTACATTAGCATTTGTTTTATCTTTATTTAAAAGATAATTTATATCATCTAATGACATTGTATGCTTTTTAGCTCTTTCTTTAAACTGTTCAAATTGCTCTTCAGACATATTGTGCTTTCGTTTGAATGCTTCTTCGTCTTGTTTTCTTTGACGTAGTTGTTGAACTTGCATAGCTCTTTGTTGTTCAGCTTTTAACATCTGACTAACTCTATTTTGAACCATACCATCAACATGTGCATTCATAAGTTTAGCACTATCTGATTCAGGATCTTGCATAGCTTCTTGCTGATCAAATACAAAATCTTCACTTAAATTAAGTTTTTGTTGTATTGATTGCGCAGGCTTGCCTCCATTAACCAAATACTCTCTAACATGTTCTACTAATCCACCATCATTTTTCATAGCTTCAAGTACAGGTACAAACTGTTCTACTTGTTTATACTGTTCTCTCCACTTAACAGCTTCTCTGCTACTATCTTTGTAGCGCTTTTCCCAGTCTGTGCTGTTATCAGTCTGAGTCGTTTCCACATTGTTGGAGCCAACTTGTTGATTATCGTAGGTTACCTGATCGGGGCTACTATCTTGTTGGGTTACCTCAGTGTCTTGTATTCCGCCATTAACAGAATTTTCTAGTTCATTAAAAAAATCGCTGGAGCCTGAAGTAAGATCTGCTTGGGTATTTTCCATTTCTTCAAACGAATTGCCTTGCATTCCTATCTCAGGGTTACCTTGATTTTCTTCTTGATTGTCTATCATTTATTCTCCTTTTGGATAAATTAAACTGCCGTAGTTTAACTATCTTGTTTCTTATTTTGCAAATTCTTTTGCATATTCTGTAATAAGTCGCTTTGTCTAGCCTTAACTAGCTCTGCATTATTACTTAAAACATTTTGTAAAAGTTTTTGTTTAGCTTCAGTATCCATATAAGCTCCATCCATGTTAGACTTAACTTCTTCTTTCTTCTTATTTATTTCAACTTCTGCTTGCATTACTTTGCTTTTGATACCAGCTTGTACCAGTTGTCTTTCAAGCGTCTCAATAGTGCCATCTTTGTCTTTAACAGCTTCGGATAGTTGTTGTATCTGTCCTTGAAGTTGCGCATATAATGATTTCCTTTTTACAATATTTTCTTTATTCTTAATATCTGTTTCAGCCAATACAGCTACATCATCAATAACACCTAATTGCATTAACTGCTTTAGCTCTTCTAAATAAGCCCATCTGTTAACAGGCATAGTAGATCCAGATATTATTCTTATATCAAATTTATGAGCAGATATATCCATAGATTTGCCTATAGCTTCTCCCATATCATTATATATAGGAATATTAATTTCTTGATTTCTTTCTTCTTGTATAGCACTTGGCTGTACTATTCTAAATCTTTTATTAGCAGTATAAGTAGCTTGAGAAAACTGCAATAAAGTATTTCCTAGCTGTTTTAAAGCAGGTTCTACAGATGTATGCATCCATTGTTTAATTCTTCTTGTACCATACTCATCCATAGCTAACATACCTCTATAGGTTTCACTAGCACCTCCAGAATCTCCCATCATAGAGCTATATATACCAGCTAAATATTCCATATCACCTTTACCTTGTTGCACTATTTGAAAAAATGCATTAGCTAATGGTGCTGGCATAACAGGTGTAGGCTTTTCTACTCCTGGCCTAATAGGCAATAAAGCTCCTGGACTTGCTGAATACTTTTCCCATATTTCAGCATCTATAGATCCTTCTTCATACATCCATCTTAAAGATGATCCTAGTGATGCATTATGCACCATTATTTGATGAGCTTTATTTATTTCTTGTTGCTTACCTATTAATGGTGCTACTGCACTTATAGGAAATGGCGTTCCTGTCCATTTAAAATGAAATGGTACTATAGGATAATCTTTTACTGTATTAGGTAATGTAAATTCATATATTAATTTATCACCAGCAGTACATGTTTGCTTTATTCTGTTATCATAAAATTGAATAGTATCTACAATATTATTTGCAATCAACGGATCTTTTAATATTATTTTATACTCTTTTTCAGTTATAATTTGATTTTCAATTTTAGAAGCCTCAGATTGTAATTTACTTACAGTTTCTTGTCTATAGGCCTCTAACTGCTGTTGCATCATTTTTTGAGCTTTTTCTATTTCTAGCTGATATCTTTCTGGTAACATTTCTCCAGATTGGACAGCCATTTCCATTTGTTTTTGTTGCTCTAAAAACTCAACTTCCATTTCTTTTTGCATTTCCATCATTACTATTTCAGCTTGTTCTTGTATAGCTTGTAACTGCTCTTTGTTAGGAGGTATTCTGTAGAATAAATTAATATAAGATATTTTAATCTTTTCATATGTTTCAAAAAACTCTACAAGCTCTTCCATTTCTCCTTTGGCATTAACTCCAAAAGAAGTTTGCTCATTATGATCATTGTGTAAAAATAACTTTTGATCATCATCTCCTAAAGGTCTTTCTGTATATGTATTATTATTATCTTCAGAAGCAGCATTTGCTATTTTTCTTTTTGCTTGAGGATATATTTTCATTAAATGAGATTTAGGCAATACTTTTCTAATCATAACAAAAGAAGCATCTTTAAAAAGCATATCTCTAGATTTAGGATCAACATAAACATCAAAAGGTTCAGGCTGTTGCAATACAACTTCTCCCATACCATTATCAGCATCTTTATCAACAGATATAAGCATATACCCTACACCTTTTGTAATACTGTCATTTATAGCATTATTGTAAAGAGTGCTACCATTAGAATAGTCCCAAATATAATCTGTTAAATCTGAAATTACAGCTGCTACATCAGTATCGCTACCCTCTACTCCTACAGCTTGCCATCTAGGATTATTGTCAGTAGCATAAAAATTAAGCATTTCTACAACAGGTAATATCCTATTAATAGTAAATGTAGGCATTCCTTGATCTTGCAATGCTGACTTTTCATCATGGGTTAATTGTTCGTCATGAGCAAATTCATAACCTTTTTGATTAATATTTTCCCATTGTTTTCTTGTCCAGTTATTAGCAAGATTATATAAAGCTCTTATCTCACCTACTCTTTTATTTTGCTTTGCCATTTTTTATCCTTTTTAATATTCCTATAAACATAGTGACTACATATAGTATCACTATTACATAGATATTCAATATCATGTGCATAGTGCACGTGATCAGTATTGCAATAGTCAGGACAAAAGTAGGCATTACGCCATGGCTGCAAGATATTAACCCTTTCACCAAATCTATTGTATCCTTCAATAGCTTTATCCTTGATTCTATGTTGAACATACCCAACAATATATGCAATTATACCTATTACTACAAACTCTTTAGTCACGTATTTCAAAATGGGGAAAGTCATCAAACTTATTATCTTGAACATCAAAGTCCATATCCCAATCTCCACCCCAACGAAGATTAACACCCATACCTTTAGCTATACCGATTACAAACCCTGCAAAAAGAGTTTGACGCTCTCTGTCATCCCAATCAACAGGATAAGGAGTAATGTCCACAGCCCTAGATGGATAAGCATTGTGACGACCGTTTGGGTACTTGACCTTAGTTTTACCTTCTTCAAAAAGCTTATCTTGCCTTTCTTGATTCCTATGCCCTTCGAGTACTGAGCAATCCACATATTTAATAACTTCATTCATTACATCCTGTAATTTTTGATCGCACGTAGACAATCTATGTTTTGAGTTTTTACCAAATTTAGGCATATTATTTTTTCTTTCTTTTCTTTGCAGTTTTAGCAGACTTTTTAAAAGCTTTTGCTGTAGGAGCTCCTTTACTTCCAGGTTTTCTCATTTTTTCACCACTACCAGCTTTTATTCTTTTTCTTTTTGCATGTATGTTTGCATACAAGCCTTTCTTTTTTTTAGGCATTAATATTTCCTCCCATAACCCATTTTTTTAGTAACTTTTTTCTTGGCAGGCTTTTTTTTCATTTTTCTTCCTGGCATTTTTATCTCCTTTATTAAATATATTATTATAATTTATTTCAAAATCTTTTGACCATTTAACTCTATATTTATCACCTTTTCCGTTCATTATGCTGTTACCCAACTTTTTGCTTTTGGTTTTCTTTTGTACCAACCTTCTTTAGACTCTGTATAATCTTGCGGAGGATGCGCATACTTACACGCATAGGCCAAAGCATCGATCGTATCATCATGTGCCATCCTCGGACCAAAAGTAACAATTTCCCTATGTAAATCATACTGAGACCTTTTAATATGAACTTGCCCCACTGCAAACCTTTGTCCAAGTATTTCTTGTATTCTATCTCTTTTAGACATCCTAGTCCCAGGTTTTTCTTCTTTAAACGGGATAATAAACTCATTTCTTCTCCTCATTTCTGCTCTAATAGTTTGAAATATAGGCTTAGACATAGTAGTATCTTCAATTGTAAATAAAGTAGGCTTATAAAATTTAGCATACTCAAATATATAATCTACTATACCTTTTTGACCAGTCCCAGGCACTCCTAATACTGGTAATGTTCTATTCCTTACATAATCTAAAACATAGAGATTATTGTCTGGAGTGACTGCAACAACCATGATAACACTGAAATCCGAATTACGCCTTGCTGAATCAGTAGCGGGATCCACACCAATAAATATGTTACATGGCTTTGAGTCATCACCGTCAGGTATAATAAATTTAAGTCCACTGTCATCCTCCTGTATAAACTGTCCATCCCAGTATTTTATATGATCTCTTGTAAAAATAGAGTCTTCTTCGCTTTGGACTTCCATCATATATTCTTGATAAAATTTTTGAGGCTGACCAGAGTCCTGATAAAACTTCTTCTTCCTTTCCATTTCTTCATGACCAAACCAAGAAGGCCAAAGAGGGGTACCATCATCTTGTAAAGCTTTATATGTTATAACTTTCCAAGCAAAATCTTCTTTTTCTTTTTTAGCTTTTTCATGACCTATTAGAATTTTTTGTATAAAGGCATCAAAATGCACAGGCGTACCATTAATTCTTAATCTACCTGTCTTTGGCTCAAGAGCAGGGAATACAACTGCTGTAACTAAATTACTTATTTTAGACCTAGACTCTGGAGTAATTGTATTGTTTTCATCTTCAAAGTCATCAAGTATAATAAGATCGTATCTTTTATGTAGCTTAGCGCCACCACGAATACCTGATAAATTAGATTTACTAATGAGCTTACAGTTGTTTTTAAGTTCGATATCATCTTCTGTCCATTTTCTACCTTTTAAATCTCCGAAATAATATTTTATTTTGTCATTATATTCTAAGTGATATTTAATATAATCTAGATTAGGTACTGATATTTTACTACTTGCAGCTACCCAACCATAAAATAAGGGTTCTTGTGTAAAGCAAAAATCTTGCAATATATTACATTTAGTTAATACTGTTTTTCCATGGCCTCTTGGCAATATAACAGCTAATTGTCTATAATCATGATTAGACAAAGCATCCGCAACTTCATAATGAAAGAACGGACTTTCAGATCGCATAAAATCTTCAGGTAAAAATAATTTACCAAAAGCTATTAGATCTTTACTAGCAAGCTTTAGCTCTTCTTCAGCTTTACTAATATTATGTGTATTTATATTAGCCATTATTCCAAGTTTCTGAGTTAACTAAAACTTGTGCTTCTGATTTAGTTAATATAGTATTGTTCGGATAGGCCATATTAGCGCCTAATTGTGCTACAGCTGATAGTTCCCCTTCTTTCATTGAGAACTCGCCTTTAACAAGTATATATGAGCCATTTGGCGATACTCTAGGCGCACCTAGCATACCTTTAAATGCTGCTTCCTTCCAAGTTGGCAATACAGCTGTAGTTTTAGTTATGTTGCCACTATCATCATATTCATATTCATTCCAACCTACTTTGTCTTGTATTTCCATTGGAACGCTTGATTCATAAGTTTCTTTTTTTAAACATACATACATTTCGTAATGCACCAATTTGTCTCCTAATTATTTTTGTGTTTACTTTTACTAACATTATAATTTTTTAATGCTTCTGGGCCTGATAATGCTTTGTCATATATTCTTAAATCATCTATAAAGCCTTGAGCTTGATTTCCTGTGCCTGTCATTTTTGCTATTGTTCTAAATGTAAAGTCATTTGCAGAATCACCTACTTCTCTATCTCCTTCATTTAAATCAACTCCATTTACATAAACTTTATAAGTTCCATTTTCTCTAACTAAAACTACATGAAACCATTCATAAACAGAAGGTCTTAAATCTACTCCATCTGTACTACTGTCCATTGTTATTGTTTTGTTATCTCCACTATTAGCTTGTCTAATATAAATTTGATGAAGCTTTCCACCTGATGCTGCATAAGGAATAGCTACAAAATCTGTATTATTTCCACCTAAAATAAATCCATCATCATCAGTTTGACGTTTTCTAGTAAATTTTCTCCACATTTCTATAGAAAAATCACCTTCTATATCTATATTATAAGGCAATTCTGCATAATCGCTTTCATAGTCTCCTGCCCATGTACTTCCATTTAAATGCAATGAGCCACCACTAGAATGTACTATATTATTAGCAAATCCTTGGGCGCATAAATTGGCTGTTACTCCTTGTTGAAAGAATATATAGTCAGGATTTCCATTTATAGTTCCATGATTAGTAGATATTTGATCTTTCCACTTGCCTTCACTATTTAAATTATTATTTTTCCAATAACCTACTAAATTACTAGCGCCTAATGAGTGCTTTGTAGCATTTAATGGCAACCCATTATTATACAACTCTGAAACTTCTGAATCATTTAAACCTGTATTAAATACACATACTTCATCAACTATAGTTTCTGCCCCGCTATAAATAGGTGAACTATCTCCTAAATATCCTATGCTTATTCTGTCTATATTTTCATAAGTTACAGA